GCAAAGAATTACTTGATTTTACACAATAATAACTCGTATAAGGAAGAAAAGCGGGTACTATATTTCTCAGACCAAACTGAAGATTCGTTTACTCTGGAAGAAATGCTAATTGTAGAACCAGAAACACGCGATTCTACGGTAGACATGAAGGAATTCCTCAAATTATTAGTCCAATACTGGGAATTCAATACTACTAAGATATTCAAAAAGAAGCGGGATATTGAAATAGCAACCGCTATTGTTAAACTCATAGAACGCATTGATAACATTGATAACTTTAACAAAAAAGCCTTATACTTGATGGTACGGGAGATGACTAACTACAAAACCGCCCATATCACTAAGGTTATCAACAAGATGCGACCCCACATTATCCGTATGTTGGGCGAATTTAGACAAAATGGACATCTTTCCGACCCATCCTCCTATTTCTCGTATAAAAGATAATTCCTATCTATTTATAATATAGGAATTTAGGAGGTTCTAATGGATATAAACTCAGAATTATATGATGGGAAGAGTCTAGCAGACATTTTCTCAGAAATTCACAAAAATACAGACAGTAAACGAACCCAAATCAACTCGTTTATTATGAAAATGGTCCAACTCATCCGTACACCAGAAGATGCTGCGGTGATTGGACCTATTGTGCAGGGATTCATCGAAGTAAACGTCAAGAACGATGAACATTTGGTTCGCGTTGCTCAGATTGCACAACGCATCGTGTCTGTTGGTGTCAAGTCTAACGCATCGTTGGACGGTTTGTTGTCTGAAGAAGAAAAGAACGCATTACTTGGGGACATTCAAGTAGAAATCCAAGGACTTCAAGAAGATGTGAAGGACTTGGATGATGTGTTTGCGAGTAAGTCAAAGTGAGAACATTCGGGTCGGTACCATACGGCGTAGATATTAATCAGCTAGGTGCCTCCGAGGTTCCTAGATTTTCGATTAACCAACCTTCTCCATATATCGATGGGTTGGTGGAAGATGTAATAGTTAACGAAAGCCATCCTTTATACTCTGCTGACGGTAGTAATTTGGGTGATATTCTTGTTAGAATTATTCCTGATGACCGTGGTGTTCCAAAAGAAAAACTAAACTGGGCAAGTCCATTAGAGTTTAGTATCCAAGAATTCCCTTTAAAGAATGAAACCGTACTAATTTTCTACTCGTTCGGAAAGTTATATTACACACGACCCGTAAACACAGCGAAAAAGGTAACAGAAAATTCTTGGCCTGGACTGAGTGCGAGATTTTCTCCTATTTCAACAGCGGTCAATAGTGATTCAGCACAATTAGCAGCTCAAGGTGGACCTTCATACCAACCCTCCGAACCACAAGAAGCATTTACTCTGGGTAATGAGTTTAAGGAAAACCCCGATGTAAAACCGATTCGTCCAAATGAAGGGGACGTTATCCTACAAGGAAGATTCGGAAATATCATCAGATTTGGATCTAGTTTATTTAGCAACCAAACGACAACTTCACCAAAAGCCAACTTACTTATTACTGTGGGTCAAAATGCCACACCTAAAGAAGTCTCTACGGCTACAACGACCCAATACTCTCTAGTATACGAAGATATCAATAAAGATTTAAATTCTATCTGGTTAGTTACGGATGAAACGGTTCCATTTGAAGCAGCAACACTTAATACAGCATCCAGTAATAAAGCACATTTACGGTCTACGGAAATATCAAGACAGTCTCCATATTACACCGGAGCACAGATATTCGTAAATTCTGATAGAGTTATTTTAAACAGTAAAAAAAATGAAATGTCGTTGTTCTCTAAATCGGAAATAAACCTTAGTGCTATCGGTTCTATTACGGTAGACTCTGAAGCTTCCGTTTTTATGACGGCTAATTCTGATATAAATCTCGTCGCAACCGATGACTTGTTTCTAAAAGGTAATAATGTAGTACTTTCTTCTGTAAAAAATTTGTCATTTAAAACGGACGGTAATTACACAATTCTAGGTAAAAAGATATTTATAGGAACGTCAAATGACCCAACCGAACCTATGGTTTTGGGGGCGTCATTGGCTAGTTTCTTAGGGAAGTTGATAGACATATTCACTACACAATTACCATTGACTACCGTGGTGACACCCGTTGGACCGGGTACAGCGGTATTTCTTCCGGTAATTACTGGGTTGAAAGCATTACAACTCAGCCAATTAGGATTAGTACCACAATCAGCGGTTTTCAATAGTACAGATAACTTTGTCACAAAGAATAATGTATGAGTACAAAAATTCCATTAGATACGATAGTTCCAGATGTTACATTCTCTGGGTCTATAGATGAAATAAAACAACGAGCAAATAATATAGTTGACACATACGAATCTAAAATTCCACAAGTACCACAGATACCTCAAATTCCTAGTTTAACTCAACCAGTTGTTCCAACGATACCATCATACGCTGAAGTAAAAGAGTATATTAATTTTAGAATTAATGAATTAAAACGACAAAAGCAAGAAGCGACTATTAATGCACAGCGTGACTTGGCTAAAAAAGCAGAAAGTACGTTTACTACCAGAAAGGAACAGACTACTAATAATAGTATAAGAAATATAAATCGTAATGTTTTAGGACGATTTAACAACCGATAGAGGATTTTATGGACAAAGCACTATTTAGAGCATACGTAAAAGAACTTGTAAAAGAAGCGGTGGAAGAAGAAGTTAAAAAAGTTCTTCCTAAGTTACTCGGTGAAGCTGTTGCAGAAGTAAAATCACTTCAAGAATCTACACCGACCGCAACACCAAAGTCAAAACTTTCACGTGCTCAATTAGCAGAAATGATGGGTCTTGACCGTATTGGTGATACGATTGTTGCAACGACCGGTAAAGTGATGCCAACACCACCAAAGGGTTTTCAAGAAGATAACCCAGCATTCCAAGCAATCAATAAAGATTATTCTGCTATGATGAAAGCAATGAAGTTGGTTTAATTTATGGCACAAAAATTCATCGGAGTTACTATCCCAATACGTCGAGGACAGACAGGAATGTTTGACCAATCGACTACACTGATTGAACAAACTCGGTCAAATTTTAAGAATTTAATTTTGACCAAGAAAGGAGAACGTATTGCTCAACCAAGATTGGGATGTGACCTCTGGAGAGTTTTGTTTGACCCAAGTACAGAAGATTTATTGACCGAAGCACGTTTGGCGGTCGCAGAAGCTGTTGACAGATGGTTACCGTATTTAGAACTTACTGATTTTCAAATTACGCAAAATAGTGATGAGAATATAATCAACATCACATGTACATATAAATTTAGAAATAACCCAAATGTCACCGACACCGTGACCATTTCTACACGGGGAGTATGAGATGTCCAGTAACCAAAGAATCAATTTACAACCTCGACCAAACGTTAAGCAGATTAATTATCTTTCTAAGACATTTGGAGATTTTAGACAGAATTTAATTGAGTTTGCGAAGTCGTACTATCCAAACACATATTCAGACTTTAACGAAACTTCTCCAGGTATGATGTTCATCGAAATGGCATCATATCTTGGTGATGTCTTATCATTCTATATTGATAATCAATTCAAGGAAAATCTCTTAGCTTACGCCGAACAAGAAGAGAATGTTGTTACTATCGCTCAATTTTTAGGATACAAGCCAAAGTTAATTTCACCCGCAACGGCAACTGCGAAACTATACCAACTAGCACCAGCAGTTTTAAGTAATGGTGTGTACGTCCCAGATACTAAATACTTGGTCAAGGTTGGAGCAGGAAGTAGATTTACGACAGCAGGACAAAATGTCATCCAATTCAGACTACTTGAAGATGTAGATTTCTCGGACATCACCGCAGAAAACTATATTATTAATTCATTCTCCGGTGGTAATCCATCGACTTTTATCGTCACCAAAGAAGCACGTCTTATTGCGGCTGTAGAAAAGACAACAACATTTACATTTGGAAGTGCGGAACAATTTACTTCCGTTCTTCTCCCAGATGAACAAATTATTGGAATCTCAAATATCGTAGATTCTGATGGAAACAAGTGGTATGAAGTTGATTATCTAGCACAAGATGTTATTTTAGATGACCTTGACGTAACTACAAACGGAGAAATTGGTAATCTTCCATCTTCTAAGTTAAGATTACGTAAAGTACCAAGACGATTTGTTACACGAATCAACAGAGAACTTCGTATGGAGTTGTTATTTGGTTCGGGCGTTGATAACACCGCTGAAACTAATTTAGTTCTGGATTCTCGTCAAATTGCAAACGCACAGTACGGTAACACGATTCAAAATATTCTAGGAAACACTGCACTTAATAATGTAAATTTCTTGAATAGTAATGCATACGGATTAGCACCAGCAAATACTACACTAACCGTAACATATTTGGTTGGGGGTGGTGTAGAAACCAATACACCATCAAATACTATTGTTAACGTGGGTAATCTAATCACACTG